ATTGGTCCACAGGGCAATCCCGGCGCAGATGCTCCCACGATTACTGGCATCACCATCCGGCAGAGCGACTATCACCTTATCGTGACGCTGTCGAACGGCACGAGCTATGACGCAGGCTATTGCCGTGGCGCTTCTGGTGCTGGTACGGGTGACATGCTGGCCTCAGTGTATGACCCTCAAAACAAGCACCAGGACATCTTTGCATACATTGATAATGCTATCAAGGACGTCAAGGTAACTACCGACGCAACGCCTACGCAGGGCAGCACGAACCCCGTGCAGTCTGGCGGCGTGTATTCGGCTCTCACCAATAAGCTGGACAAGACCGGCAACGGCAGTAACGTCACGGCGGCGTTCACGGCGGCAACCACCCGCGCAAACGTTGCGACGGGCGAAAAGCTCTCCGTGCTGTTCGGCAAAATTGCAAAGTGGTTCAGCGACCTCGGCAGTCTGGCTTTTAAGTCCACGGTCGCCAAATCCGACCTTGCAAGCGACGTGCAGACGAGTTTGGGCAAGGCTGACAGCGCTTTGCAGAGCGCGCCGGTCACGTCGGTCAATGGTAAGACGGGCGCGGTCACGGTGAGTGTACCGACAGTTCCATCTACGACCAACATCCTCAAGGGAGATGGCTCGGGCGGGCTGGTGGCGGCGACGCGCGGAAGCGACTACATCGCAAGCGGCAACATCGTCAAGCAAACGCTCGTGAGCACGGAGACCACGCCCACCGAGAACTACGCTATCAACTGGGTGTATGGCTAAGGAGGTAACATGGCGAACAAAGCGATCAGCACACTGGCGGTCGGCTCGTCCGTGTACCTCAACGTCGGCGGCGTGCGGAAAGAATTCCTTGTCGTGCATCAAGGCAAGCCGAGCAGTCTGTACGACAGCAGCTGCAACGGCACTTGGCTGCTGATGAAGGACATCTACGAGGACCGACAGTGGCACAGTTCGAATGTGAACAATCTGGAGAACAGTAACATCCACAGCTATCTGAATGGAATGTTCCTCAACCTGTTTGAGAGCAACATTAGGGACGCCATCAAGCGGGTGAAGATCCCGTACCGCAAGAACGGCGGTGGCGGCGGCGCGGATCAAAGCGGCGTGAACGGCCTGCCCGCGAAGATTTTTCTGCTGTCCGGCTACGAAGTCGGCTGGACGACCAGCGACAACCAGAATTTCCCGCAGGATGGTGCGAAGCTATCCTACTTCGAGGCCGGAACCGTCACGTCCGCCAACAACAAGCGTGTTGCGAACCTGGACGGCTCGGCCTTCTTCTGGTGGCTCCGCTCCCCGTGCTATAGCAGCAACGTGTGGCGCGTCAGCCCCAATGGCCTCTATGACAACAGCAACGCATTCAACTCAGCTGGCATCCGCCCCGCTTTGGTTCTCCCGCCCGACATGGAAGTCGACAGCTCGGGCAATGTCACGCCACCACCGCCCGCTACGCACAAGGCCCTCGTCAACGGCACGGCCTACGAAGTGAAGGGTGGGAAGTGCCTCGTCAACGGCACGGTGTACAACATCCTCAAAGGTAGGACGCTTATCGGCGGGACGGGGTATGACATCAACTTTGAGCCGGATGTGAGCTTGACGTGGTACTTCAATCAGAAACTTTCAATCCCTGTTTCTGCTACGTCAACCACGTTTAGCACACGCGCACACTACGAAGGAGACTCCAAAACAATTACAGGAATCCAAATAATAAACAGGGAGGACAATCCCAACATGTCATATTTGGGAAGCGGTTTTGCCTTCACTGCATGGGACCAGCGTCGCGGGTGGCGCGACGCAGCATACCGCGCCATTACTTTCGACGAAGCCCCCTCGGGCGATCTTCTGGCGTGGCTGCAAGAGAACGCCACGCCGCAATAGAAAGGAGCACACATGAGTATCCACATCAAAGTCAACAACACGGAATACCCCGCAGCGATCAGCGGTGCGAACAACGACCGCACGTGGGACGGACGCGACACCAAGATCATCACGCTCACCATGACCCACGACGAGGCAGCGGCGCTGCTGCCTGACAACACGCCGTGGAGCATCGTCCAGCGCGAGACGGTGAACGTGCTGGACGAGCAGGGCCAGCCCACGGGCGAGACCAAAGAAGTCGTCAACGAGTACGACAACAGCGAGTACAGCCTTGCTGGCGACATCACCGACCACCGCAACGGCACGGTCAGCATTAAGATGGGCAAGCCCACGGAATCCGAGCTTTCAGAGGCGACCGTAACGGCGCTGGTCGGTCAGACTATCACCCCGCGACGAGCCGTGGCACTGCGCCCGATGATTGAACAGGCTGCAAAGTCCTTTACGGATGCAGAGGCAGCGAAGTCTCCTGAGTTGGTTGCGCGGTGGGCAGACCACATCGGTGAGGTGGTTGCCTCGGGGGACCGCATGAGTGACACTGACAATGACGGCGTTTTGCACGTATATCGCGTCAACGATGGTCACGGTCACACTACTCAGTCCGACTGGCCTCCGCACAGCACTCCTGCAATGTGGACTATCATTGACCTCGAGCATGCTGGTACCCAAGATGACCCGATTCCGGCTGCTCGTGGTATGGAGTACACTTACGGTCTTTACTACAAAGACCCTGAGGATACTAAGCTGTACCTGTGCGAGCGCATGGGAGAGGCCGCGGGCGGGAAGATCGTCCTACAGTATCTGCCGCACGAGCTCGTGGGACAGTATTTCACGGCGGTCTAAGGCCGCAGAAAGGGAGCGGGATATGGATAATGCAAAGCACTACGATGACGCAGAGATCGCGCTGATCGAAAGTCGGTGCAAGAGCAATACGCATCGAATCAACGAGCTTCAGGAGCATCAAACGGCACTTGACAGGCTGGCGACTTCGGTCGAGGTGCTGGCGACCAAGCAGGAGACCGTCGAGGGCGATGTCAAGGAGATCAAAGAGGACGTGAAAGCCATCACGGGCAAGGCGGGGAAACGCTGGGACAGTCTGGTCGACAAGGCTCTCGCGGCGCTGGCGGGCGCGTTTATCGCGTGGCTGCTGTCGGGGGTTGCATTATGAAGAAGCTGAGAAAGCGGGACAAGTACGTCATTGCGGCAGTGCTCAACCTCTGCTGGTACTGCATTGCGGTGCTCGTATTGACCGCGCATGACAAGGTAGTGCCGGACAGTCTGACCGTCGCGTGGTTCGCGGCATGGACGGCAGAACTGGCACTGCTGGCGAGAATCAAAATCAAGGGAAAGGACGAATAACATGAATGAAAGAATCATCAAGCGTATCGCAAACCTCATGAGCGTCAAGAGCATCGTGACGCTGGTGCTGACGGGCGTTTTCGCGTACATGGCGGTGACGGGCAACATCTCGCAGGACTTCATGACGATCTATGCGGTCATCATCGCGTTCTACTTCGGCACGCAGTCGCAGAAGGCACAGGACGCCATCGACAAGGGGGCGTGAGGCATGGCGAGAGCAGAAGACATTCTTACCGTCGCTAAAAAAGAGATCGGCACGGTGGAGCAGCCGGGCAACCGACAGAAGTACGGCAAAGCCTACGGCATGGACGGCGTGTACTGGTGTATGCAGTTCGTGTGGTGGTGCTTCCAGCAGGTGGATAAGCGGCTCTTTTACGGCGGCGGGAAGACCGCAAGCTGCGGCGAGCTGATGAACTACGCCAAGGCTCACGGGCAGTGGGTCACGTCCGGTTATCAGCCGGGCGACGTGCTCATCTATGACTTCCCCAACACGAAGGTCAAGACCGACCATTGCGGCATCTGCGAGAGCGTGAGTGGGCAGTACGTGATCGCCATCGAGGGCAATACCTCCAACGGCAACACCGGCAGCCAGAGCAACGGCGACGGGGTGTATCGCCGCA